GTGAACCGGTGCCCCACGCCTGATCTTCCGGTATCGGCTCGACTCCCGGAAGGTCACCCGCCACAACACCCTTGGCCGCAGCGATGGCACCGGCGAGCTTGTTCACCGCAGCGGTAAACGGCGCCAGGAACGGCTCGGCCAGCGCCTCTTTCAGCCGGTTGGCGGCGGTCGAAAGGTTCGTCTGGGCGTCGACAAATTCGGCAGACTTAGTCGCGAACGACTCCGACATGGCGCCGCCGTAACGCTCCATCTCGTCGGCCATCTCGCGGATGGCCTCGCTGCCCTCTTGCAGCGCCGGCAGCAACTTCGTGCCACCGCGACCAAGCAACGCCTGGGCTACGTCTACGCGCTCGGCCTGTGTGTTGAGCGACTTGATGCCATCGGCAATACGAGGAAGAATCGCCGAAAGCTCGACATACCCGCCGCCAGGGCCGACCAACTGGTCGGTTGTAATGCCGAGCTGCGCGAAAGCATCAACTGATTCTTTGATGCCTTCGCGGGCATCGCCCATAGCGCGCGCCAAGCGCCGAACCGCTGGCTCGAGATCGCCAATATTGCCGCCGCCGCGCTCGAGCATGAACGCGAACTCTGACAGCGTCTCGACGGCGATGCCGGTGCGCTGATTCATCTTCTCGATGTTGTCGCCGAGCGCCGCCATTTCGGATGTGAAGCTGTATAGCGCCTTCGTGCCGGCCACCAGCGCCGCGCCAACCGCAGCAGCGCCAGCGGCGAACTTCAACGCCTTAGCGTCGGCCATGCCGAGGGACGAGGCGAGGCTGTCAAACGCGCCCTTCGTCTCGTCTTTGCCCTTCAGCACGATCTCGACTAGCCGCCTGGTCGCCATTACTCCGCGCTCGCTTTCATCCGAACCGCCACGTCGAAAGACAATGCCGCATGGTCGCCGGACACCAGCTCACTAGGCCGGCAATGGTACGTCTGGGCAATCCCATCAAGTACCTTACAAACGGTCATTCCTTCACGGCCTCCGACGATTCGGGAAAATTTGCCGCGTCCTCCACCGTCGACCCGAGGACCATCTCGTACAGCGTGAACGCCAGGTCACCGAGCGTCCGCATCGAAACCGTGCCTTTCGATGCGTTGTCCTCGCCTAGCTCCGGGTCGATCATCGCCACACGCAGCACCTTCTCGACCATCTGCTGCCGATCTCCGAGCGCCTTAGCGTCCACCTCGACCTTGGTCTTGTCGCCGTCGTTGACCAGGCCGAAAGCGGCAGCGCCGAACGCCTCGAGCGCCAACGACGCCGACCACTTGTGGCAAAGAAACTCGATGCCGTCGATCTCGTGGACCCGCCGGTTACGCTCGAAGATTTTCTGAATCTCGCTCATGGCTTCCTTTACGCGGTCACGACCGTCATGGTGGTCGCCCGGAACGTGATGTCTACGGTGCCGAGGCCGCGCTCAAGGGTCGGCAGCGCGCCCATGACCTTGGCGTTCGTCATCACGAACGAGCCGCTGTCCTGCGTGACCGAGATATTGCCGGTCAAGTTGTCCTCGATCAGGTCGTCGAGGTAATCGACCGAGTTGTCATCCAGGTCGAATGTGAAGGTGGCCTCGATGGTCGGGCGGCCGTAGACCACCGGCTGCGGCAGGTTCGACGCGCCGAGCCGCTGCCGGTCCATCGCCGTCACCTGTCGCGTGTAGGTGATCGAGGCGCCGGTGCAGTTGGTCAGCGACGTGCTGGCGATGACCACGGCCGAGATGTTCGCCGGTGTGGTGATCTCGCCCGCAGGCGGAATCGACGGCGTCCTGGCTGAACCGGTGTACTTCGTCGCGGCCCGACCGATCATGTCAAACGACAGCGTCGAGAAGTCGTTGTTCGCGAGGTTCCAGTTGATGGACTGAATCACGCCGCCGACAACGTCGTGCTCGACGCCGTTATAGTCATAGAACAGCGTCAGCGAGTCGTTCTCGGGCGTGCCGCCGAACGTCCAGGTGCTCGTCGACAGGCTGGCCATGTTGCCATAGATGACGGCCAGGTCGTCCTGCTCGTCACTCAAAGCCAGCGTGACGTTGCCAGTCCAGTGCGACGACAGCCGGTAACCGTTGGACGCGGCATTGCTGCCGAGCACCGGCGGCACCACCCGGTTCTCGTTGAACGTCGGGTTGACCGAGATGCCGTGCTGGTAGACAAGCGACGTGCCGGCCGTGCCATAGGCTACGTCTTCCTCGGCTACAGCTACGAATCCTAGTGAACGATCGTACATCGCAAGTACCTACCAGGTCGGGCCGGCGAGATACATGAAGACCGCCGGCTGGGTGAACAGAACCATTCCGTCGTGACTGAGTACGCCCTCGTCCGTCGTGCAGGCGTCGAAGCCTTGAAAGTCCGCGCCCGTGGTCGTCTTCCATCCGGTCAAGTTCGCGTTGAGCGCGTTGCGGACGTCTTGCAGGGCGCTATTGGCCGTCGTCATCACGGCCGTCGACCCGGTCTTGCGGACCAGGATGTTGATGACCACTTCGAGCGCGACAGGACCGCCGCCTGAGAGCGTCCAGCGTTCGTTGTCCGGCACTTCCTCGCCGTACTCGACCCAGATACCCACCTGGTCGTCGGCGCTCCACGCCTCGGCCTGGTCGTCCCTGATGGCCGGCGTGGTCGAGTAGGTCGCGCCCGCAGCGATAGCGTCCAGCCGCGTCTTGACCTCGTCGTACACTTTCTGCCGTGCGCTACTTGCCACCGCTCAGACCCTTCACGATCTCGTCGGCCATGATCTTCTCGACGGCCGGGCCGGTCATCTTAGCAAGGCGCGGCATATGCTTGCGCGCCCGGATGCCAGGATGCAGGACCAAGCCGGAAAACCGCTTCTTTCCGCCTGCCATGAACGCGAGAGCCTTCGCCTTTGCCGGCCGGATTTCGTGCGGCCTGGTGCCTTCCTCGATGTGCTGCGCGTACTTCAGATCCGAGCCGTAACGCGCGGTCATCGCCCGATAATCCACCTCGCGCGTGTACGACTTCTTCAGCGTGCCGGTACGCGTTCGGATGAATGGATATAGCGGCGGCACCGGGTTTTTCTTCCCACCGCCCGGCAGCATGAACCGGCTGCTACGCTTGTGGACCCGTTCGATCATCGCGATCGCCTTCCGCAAACCCTGGCCGGTGCCCTTGTGAACACCAGCGAGGCCGGCCTTGCCCGCGATGGACTTGGCCGGATCGAAATTCGCGCTCATGCCGAACCGAAACGCCACTACAGCACCCGGTATTTCTGCCAGAGGTCGGCCACCGACTGCGGCAGGCTCGACACCTCATAGCTCTGTGACACGCCCTCGAACGCCACCGACTGCAAGCCGGCCCGACCCTCAAGGCGCTCGCGCATCACGCGAATCAACTCCATCGCGCCCTGTTGCACCGCACCTGGCACCGTCGACCAGCCGCCGGTGTAGACGACCTGGATCTGATAGCCCCAGGAATCGCCAAGCGTCGAATGGTTCGGCAGCCGCAGCCGGCCGGTGGTCGCCGTCAGCGAGTAATCCGACGTCGACAGCGTCTCCTGTTCCTCACCCTCGTAAAGCGACGTGATCGTGATGTCCTCGTCCGTGTCGACCGGCGTAGCGCGCAGCCAGACCAGCGGCATCGAACGCGGCGGGCGGTCGATCACCTCGGTCACCGTGCCCGAGTTGATCCGCTCGCGGCCGGTGTAGTCCAGAAACCGCGACGACGCGGCGTTGATCAAAAAAGCGATCTTGTCGTCGTCGCTCAGGTTCGGCATGGCGTCGGCCACGGTCTGGATCGACACGATCGGGTCGGTGGTCAGGCTAACGGCCACAGCGCACCTCTTTCGCCATCAGCACATAGCCGTTCACGTCGCGCATCTCGACCTCATGCAGCGGCACCAGATAGGCCGCGATACAGCAGTCCTCGACGTCGTCGAAGTCGGCACCGAGCCAGTAGGCCAGGACGTCGATCTGCTCGCCAGAGATGTGCGCGACATCCGGCACGTTCAGTCTTCCTTCTTTTGGCGACCACGAACCTTGCGAACGGTCGACTCGCGGCGTTCCTTCGTCACCTTCTCCGGGTCGGCCACGATCTCGATGTATCCCATTGACACGTAGTCGGACACGTCGTAGGTGGCTTCCTCGCTGGTAAACTCAGTGCCGACGCCTCCGACGACGTTGCCGTCAAAGTCGAAGTTGATCGGCATCACGATCCTGTATTTCATGATCTCTCCAGGTTTTGGCCGACGAACTTCGTGCGACATCGGCAGCTTGTCCTCGCCGAACCCGATCACGTAGAACGTGCCGGCGCCTTCGACCACCTTATCGAGCGAAATGGCTCCGGCCACGTAGTCGTGGGCCATGCCGACATCTGCCCACGTCATGCCGGGCTCGTAGTCGACCGGAATGATTTCGGGCTCAAGGCCCAACTCCAGGGCTGCGTGCAACCGGTGACATCCTTCTAGCGCAGCCCAGACACCACGGTCTTCGCACCAGATCGCGCGAATCTTCGGCGGCCCGAGTACACGCATTTCGTCCTTCACCTTCTCCAGGTGGCTCAGACGATACTCGGCATGGACTGGCGAAACCTTCATGTCATCCTTGGCAGGGGGGACCGAAGTCCCCCCTTGGGTTCTCGTTCTACGCGTAGGCCGTGAACGAAGCGCAGTGGTGCATGTCAGGGTTGCCCAGGCCGTAGTCGGCATGGGTGCTAACCAGAAGCAGAGTCTCGTTGCTGGTGAAGTTTACCGAGTCGTTGAAGTTCACGTAGAACTGGCCAGTCCAGCCGACGCGGATCTTCTGCAACGGAGCGAGGATGATGTAATCGTGCTCGCTGGTGCTGCGGACGCGGTTGACGTGCGGGTGGGTCATGAAGCGGTAGCCGTGCAGGCGCTCGCCGTAACCCTGGCCCGGATCGCCCCAGGTGATGCCGGTCTGCGTCATGTTGCCCTTGAGCACATGAGCCACCGACGGGGTGGTGAGGATGACGTTGCCCTCGGTGTCGGCCGCGCCCTCATGGTCGGCCAGACACTCACCGATGAACGTCTTGACCAGCGCGTAGGTGACGGTCGCCATCGGCGTCTGGGTGTTGACGTTCGCGGCATACAGAATGCCGTCCTTCGGGTCGGTCGCGTCGGTGTGCTGGGTCGCGGTGCCGTCGTAACCACGGATCACAGCGCGCTCGATGCGACGGACGATCTGCTCGGTGAGCTGCATCGCGATCGTGTCCGGCAGGGAGATGCCCGGCGAGGTGAAAGCCTCGTTGGCGATCGGCTGCCAGCCGCGAATCCAGTCCGGGAAGATCGTGTCAGCGCCGAACACCGGCACCGGGTCCATCTGACCAGCGACAGTACCCTGGCCCGGCAGGCCAGTCGCACCGCGCCGCCAGCCGACACTCGCCTGAGTCGACGGCCAGGGCGAGCGGATGCTCATACCGGCCGGCATGACGAACTTGTCCAGCAGAGGCCAGACCTTGCCGCTGATCAGGGTGAGGTCGACGATCGAATCGGCCACGCCACGGGGCACCAGGTAACCACCGGAAGCGTCGACGTCGGTGACCAGGTCACCGGTCGCCTTCGTCAGCCACTCGGGCTTGCGGAGGTCGTGCTTCTCGTAGTACGCGGCCTTGATGAAGTTCTGGAACTCGTTGCGCCAGTCGTCGGCGCCCGACTTGCCGTGGCGGTCGCGCAGCAGGGCCTTGACCTCGGCAAGCTGGTCCACCATCGCCTCGCGCTCGGCATCGCTCTTGACCTTGGCAGCCTTCAGGCTCTCCAGCTCGGCCTTGGCCGCAGTGACGTCGTCAGGGTTGACGGTCACCTTGTCCAGGCGCTCGCTGATGGCCTTCAGCTCGCTGCCGAGATCATCGATGCTCTTGTTCAGGTCATCGGACATGATCTCATCCTTTCCATGTAAAAGTTCAACGTTGTCGTCTATATGCTTCGGCCCTCGCCAGCTAGGCGCTGGTGCGGCGTCCACGCAACTCATCGACCATCGCCCGCAGCCGGGCGGCAGCCAGATTCTCGTCGTGCTTGGCTTCCATCCTCATGACGGCAGCCTCGATCTCCCGCAGGCGCTTTTCGTAGGCGTCCAGCGCAGTCTGCATCTCGCAGGCCGCGTCAGCGTAGTCGCTGTAAGCCTTGCTGATGACGCCGGTGCCCGGGTGCATGCCCTGATTGACGGCGGATACCTCGTCCAGCGCGGCCTCGTAGATTGTCCAGCCGCCGTGTTCGTTGTTCTCTTCCCACTTGACCGGCCGGAAGCCCACCGACCACTCGGTCAGGTAGCCCTCGCGGTATTTGCGGTCCAGCTCGCGGGCGAAATCGTCGCCATGGTCGAACTGCACCGAAAGCAGCAGGCGGTCGCCGTCCACGCGCGCGGTCGCTTTGGCTAGGTTCGGACGCAGCGGGTCGTGCATCCAGTAGACGCGGCCACGGCTGTTGAAGTCATCGAGCAGCCAGCCCTTGCCGTTTTCGTTCGGTCCCTGGTGGATCACGTCGCCGATCAGGTCCGGCGCCTTCGTCGACACGACCGCGACGATCGGCTTGCCCTTCTCGGCTTCGAGCACCTTCCCGGTGAATAGCTTGCGGCGAGTCTCCATGATCAGTCCTCCACCACCGGAATCGTCTCACAGCGGCAGTTGATAACCTCGCCAGCGGGAGCCCCGTTGGCCTGTGGGTGCGTCATCATCACGCCGCCGATATCGAATGGCTGGCCGATGCGGCGAACCTGACCGTCGACGTCGTAATGACTCTCACGCGTGGCCTCGTCGATCGACGTGACCCACTCATGATGTTCAAAGCCCTGGCGCGGCATTTCGTTGAACCGGGCCGTGTTGTACATCGTGCCGACCTCGGTGCGGGCGATCGTCTCGGCGCGACCCTTCGACCAGCCGGCCCAAGCCTGGCGAACGGTCGACGTCACAGTGCTGATCGACTCGCCGGCTTCACCGGCGGCCTTGACGGCCTCGACGACCTTGCCAGCCACTTCATCGATCCACCCTGGCCCGGAGTAGTCGCGCAGCCAGCGACCGCGCTCCAGCATCATCGCCTCGGTTTCAGGGTGCAGGAACAGCGCCTTCCGGCGGTCGTGCCAGGCCAGGAACTTACCGTCCACTAGCTCCTGGATGGACGCAGAACCGATCTCGGCGGCCTCGCGGTGGGCGGGAGTACAGGCGGCCTCGATCGCGCTACCGAACGGCAGCGCCATCTCTCGGACCGCCGTCGCCGCCATCATGGCCGCTGTGCCGGTCATGCCGTGCTCATCGACCGCCGACTTGACCGCGTCTAGCGTCTTGTCCTGGTACTCTTTAGCTGTTCCACGTAGAACGCCGATCGTGCCGCGCTCAAGGCGCGCGATCTGCCGCTGACGCTGGATGATGAAGCGCGAATCGACGGCCCGCTTGCGGATGACGTCGTTGGTCAATCCCTTGAGCCGCTTTTCTGGCTCAGGCTTGCTTTCCTCGTCATCTTCGTCGCCGCCGAACTGGGCGGGCATCCGAGGCATCGCGTCGGCCATCTCGGCAGTCTCGTCGTCGAAGCCGAGGCCGTACCGCTGATTCACGGCGGCAAACGACACGCCCATGTCCCAGACCTGGCGGGCGATGCTGGCCAACTCTTGCTGGTCTTCCTGAAGCGCGGCCACCTTGGAGAGGTCGAATCTGACATATGTCGGAATTTGCAGCGTCTCGACGAAAAACCGATCCCAGGCGTCCTCGTAGGACTTGAGCAGCGGAACGAGCGTTTGTTGCCAATACAGCTTGATCGCCTCGGGAGCGGACTTGAACTGCGCCGCGTCGTCGTCACCGATCAGGACCGGCGCCATGCCGTAGACGTGGCAAATCTTGTCCTTAGCCGCGCCCTGCCACGCGAGGATGTCGATGTCCTCTTTCGTGAAGTCCGGGTTGCCGAGCTTTAGCCCGCCCTCGAGGATGAAGTCTCGCGACGCCTGACCACCACCAGGGCGACGAGCGGCCAGGTGGGTCAAAAGTTGGTTGTACTGCTCGTCGGTCAGCGGGTGCTCATACTCGGCAACAATGCCGCGCTCGCCGCCTCGGGTGATCATGTCCTTTTGCAGCGTGTCGCCCATCGCGTCGATTCCGACGGCCCGGGCGGCGGCCTTCAGCGGCGACACGCCGCGATACGGGTTGCCAGGGTTGTCCTGGCCGATCCACAGGACGTCGGACGCCGGCACGGTCGCCGAGTTGTCGGCGGTCTGGTATTCCCAACCCCACAGGCCCTGGTCGGTGCTGACCTTCTCGCGCCACTGGCGAGGATCGATCCACGGAATGAACCCGCGAGCCTGCTTGCCGCCGCGATAGTCCAGCAGCCAAAAACACTCGCCGCGCAACTGGCGCATCATCGTCGTCCAGCCGACAAGGCGCCGGGTCGTGAAGCCCTGAGCCGGACGCTCGAACCAGCGGCGCACCTTGTCGTCAGGGCCGACCTCGGTCTGAAAATCCTCAGGGTCCGAAACGTAAACCAGAGGCACGCCGGCGGCGTCTTTGGCCATGCGGTCGATGCAGGCATAGGCGATGGCGCTCGCGGTGTAGGCGTCGGTGTATGAGTCACCGGTGCCGCGACTCGCCCGAACGTCGCCGACATACCGGCCGGTCAACCAGTCCTCATTGAGCGTGCCGGTGGATTTGCCCACCAGAGCAGCGCCAGCCAGCTTGATTCGCTTTAGCACGTTCACGTCGCCACCCTCACCCTCGGAGCCCGGCCGCGCATGTCGTCCAGGCCGACGACCATGTACCGCAGCGCGTCAGGGAAATGGTCGTCGACCTTCAAGGGTGTCTCCTTCGCCTCTGCTCCGGCCTTGGCGTCCGGGTAACGGTAGACGTCCAGCTCGCGGATGAAGTCGTGCGGCACGGTGTCCTCGGCGATCAGCAACTTGCCGTTGACCAGGCGCGTCTCGACCTTCATGACTCCATAGCGGATATAGCTGCGATCCAGGTCGCCCTTGATCCGAGGCGCAGGCACGACCGGCAGGCCGGCGGCGCAGAGTTCTTTGATGGTCTTCGGCTCGGCCGGGTCAGCGAACCAGCGGCGGACGTCGTAGCGGTCCTGGAAGTCGCGCAGAACAGGAATCAATTCCGAGGTAGTCAGACCAGACTGATACGCGCCGTCGATGACAGCCAGCCGGTCGTCGCGGTCCAGGCCGCCGACGCAGGCGACGGTCGGATTTTTGAAGCCGAAGTCGATGCCGCCCCAGCATTCGGCCGGATCGCCGAACGACGCCCGCTGGATGACGGCATCGCTTTCTGGCGTGAACGCCTTGTAGACCTTGCCGGCGAAACTGATGAACTCGGCCAGATACTCCTGCCGGAACGCCCACTCGGGTAGTAGGTCGCGAGCTGCGTCGATCTCGGCCTTGTCGAGGTACGGGTTGTCGTAGCTGGTCGCCTGCCAGGACATCCAATCAGGGTGCGCGTCGTCCTGGCCGTATTGGTACAGCCGGTAGAAGTAATTCCGGCTGTCTGGCGACGAGATGAAGATGGCCCGGCCCTGCCGGTCGCTGAGAGCGGCGCGCAGGTCGTAGGTCCATACGCGCTCTAGGTCGTACAGGAACGCCGCCTCGTCGATCACGATGAGGTCCAGCCCTTCACCTCGCAGCGTTGCCGACTCGGCCGACAGGACGGCCAGCCAGCCTCCGGTCGGGAAATGGATCTCTTTCGTCGACTCGTACACGACGGCTCCGGGCACGTTGCCGGCCATCTCGCGTAGATGCTTCCAGCCGATCTTGGCCTCGCGCGAGGTCGGGCCGACCCACCAGGCCGCGCCGCCCTGCGCCGCACACGCGAAGATGACGACGACCGCCAGCAGCGTCTTGCCGAACCGGCGGCCGCAGGAAACGACCTTGAACCGCGCCGGGTGAACCCGTATTTCCTCTTGCTTCGGATGCAGGCGCGGCATTCGCAGCTTCATTGCGGACCGCCCGGTGGCTGCCATTCGATCTCGACGACGGTGCTGGTCTGGTCGATCTCGCGCTTTTCGACGAGCTGGCCGGTCGCCTTCAGCCAGAGTTCCGACCCGGCGTACAGGTCGCGGCGGGCACCTTCGGCGGCGGCTTGCTCTAGCGATTTCCAGATGAGGTTGAGCAGTTCGGCCTTGCTACCTAGCGCCGCGACAACGGCTTTGGCCTGTATGCGCTCGACCTCGGCCTTGATCTTAGGATTGCTCATGAGTTGCGAGGCTTGTGAGTTGACAGTCTTCGGCGAGTAACCGGCACGCCGAGCAGCCTCGACCGCTGTGCAATTGCCTGACGCGACCTCGGCTGCGAAATACCGCTGTTGTGGTGTCAACCCTGTGGCCATAATCGGTTGAGGGGCGCCGATTTAGCCTTGGTGCGGGTGGTGCGTCATCCGTGACGCCTGGGCAATCCATTACCGGCGCCCGACGCGAACATACGACGGACAGCGGTGGCGTTCTGCCACTACTTGCGACTAGGTGTCGCAGTTCTCCACAACCACCGGCGGCATGAATGTGAGGCCGAGGGCCAGATATCCGAGCAGGTGAGCGACGACGCGGCAACTATCGCGGCGACCGCTCATGAAGTCTTTGACCGCGTTATGAGACAAGCGGCAGGCCACGGCGACGTCGGCGTGGGTCATGTCGTGCTCTTGCTCGTATCGCAGGACGGCCGAGCGGACGGCCTCGTAATCGTCTTTCGACAGGCAATGCGGTATCACTTTCGCCCTCCGTAGCGTTGAATGACTTCCTCAAGCACGAATAGTGCGCAGAGAATCAGCAGCAGCAGGACCACCGGCCAGGCGTGACTCATCACTCACCCTCACTGTCTCGCCGGCGTCGCGGCGGCTCATCAGGTCGGCGTAGGCGTCGTCCCACGCATCGAAGCGCGCGACCGGATGCCACGCGCCGAAAAGATCGTCAGCCTGCTTCTCGACGACGTACATCGTCGGCACCCTCCAGATCGCGCGAGATTGCGCTGAGATCAACGCAGCCGTCGTTTGGCACCACGCCATAGCAGCATGCGTCCGCGTCGCGCTGCGTCCACGTCCGGAGCCCACAGACGCGGCAGGTGTATTGGCCCTGCTCGATGCCGAGGTGGGTGACCATCTCCGGGTCAACGCGGCCCTCGGCCAGCGCGTCGTTGATCGCCTCGGCCAGCGTCAGGATCATCGTCTCGTCGCGGCCGTACCACTTGACGGCGAGCTTGTAGCCGTCGGTGCGCTTGACCTCAGCGACGTGCTCGGCGCGGCGATGGCACGCGCGACAGGCTCGGGTGCCGTCTTCGGTGTCGACAAGGACTCGCTCGTAAACCTCATTCCCGCAGACATCGCAGGCGGCGCGCATGTTGGCGTGCTTGCTAGGTTGCGTTCGGCGTGGCTTGCGGCCCTCGGCTTCGACCCTAGCCATGCTGGCTTGGTAGGCTTCGATCAGTTCGCGGATCGTTGGCATAGGCTCGGCTCCTGAGTTGTGCATTTTCGTCCATGAGATTCTGCGCTGCGGTGCGCCAATACCTTGCGTCGTGTTCGAGCTGGTGCAGTCGTTCACGTAGCTTGTGGTTCTCTTGCTCGGCCTGGTCCTGGGCGATGAGCAGGCGCCGGATGTGTTCGTTGGCGGTCATGGTGTCTCCAGCGGTGTGACCTCGACGACGACGCGGCCACCGGGCATCACGTCCTCGCGGGTGATGTGCAGGTCGTCGATGAGAGCGTCGTCCTCGATTGCGCCGCCGTGCTGGATGGAATCGAGTAACGCCTTCTGGATGTTGTCGAGGTCGCGCTTGCGGCGGTCTGGCGGCCATGCGTGGATTTCGACCTTGCATCGGGTACGGATGGTCGGCGACCCGAGCAGGCGCATTTGCACGTCGGCTCGGTACTGTCGGCCTTCGCGGCTGATGAGCACGCGACCGTTCACGCTGCGGTAGTAGCGGTTGAGGCTGGGCGGCCAGGGCAGGACGTATCGGTGGGTCATGACACCCTCCGGATGACGGCCTCGATGTCGTTTCCGATAGGCTTCGGCTCACCTGGCCGGCGCTGCGCTGCTCGCGACCGGCGGCGGTTGTCCAGTTCGGCGTCGGTGTATTTGCGTAGGGTGAGTAGCCAGGTCTTTGCTGCCGTGATTTGCTCCGGCGTTAGGTCTTCTGGATTGCCGTACAGTTCTCGTAGCTCTTCGGTGGCATCTCGCTCGTAGGCCATTGCGCCTATCATCTGCGACGGCGTTTGTTTTGATTCTTTCTTACCTGTGGATAAGTCAGGGACGCGACTGCGCCCAGCGGTGCTATTAGGGTACTCAGTATCCCTCTGTATCTTCTCTGTCTCTGTCTCTGCCTCTGCCTCTGGTCTAGCATTTGTGTGCAACGTGCTAGCATCTGCTAGCAAGACCAGGAACCCGCTGTCAATCAAGGGCTTAAGGTCTGGCGGTGAATTGAGGTAGGCGACCCGTTCAAGATATCGCAGGCCGCGTTCGCTAGCGTCGATTTCACCTTGCGTGCGCGATGCTAGCAACATGCAAGCGACTGCTAGCACCCTGCTAGCATCGTCCATTGTCACCCAGTCCTCGGATGACATGAGTTCGTAATGGAGCTTGATCCAGGGCGGGTTGCGTTTCTTGTAGTGCTGGTATTTTGACCAGTTCTTGATACGGTATATCGCCATCCTTGGCGCCTCCCGTGTTGCCTACCTAATCCGGTGTCGTGCGATTCGTTTTTCCGTGCCTTGCCTAACCCGGCCCAGCCGAGCCTTGCCCCGCCTGCCTTGCCATGCCTCGCCCTGCCTCGCCACGCCATGCCTGCCGTGCCCTGCCTGGCCCGGCCTTGCCTCGCCTCGCCACGCCTGC